ATGCGAAGGACTTCGCAGAGCCGCGGATGTTTGCGCGCCGGAGCGCGACGAGCTGAAATGGCATTGCATGCGACATTGAATTCAGCGACAGCTCTTTGGTTCGCAGCGTATGTGCGATCGAGGCACGAAGGACGCGTGGCGCAGCACTTGAACACGCGCGACGTTGAATTCTTTCTTCCACAGTACAAAGAAAAACGCAGATGGACGGACCGGACAGTTGAGATCGATGCGCCATTGTTTCCGTGCTACCTGTTTGTGCGTATATCGCTATACGACAGATTGCGCGTGCTGGAAACGCCTGGAGTGATCCGACTAGTGGGCGCGAGTGGACGGCCGGAGCCGCTGGAAGATGAGGAGATCGAGCGAATGAGAAATATATGCGCCAACCAACACACGCTGAAGCCGCTGCCGCACACTGTTGACGGCTTGAACGCGGGCGATCGCGTGAGAGTGGTGCGCGGGCCGCTGACGGGCTATTGCGGATATTTGTCGCGCACGAAGAAAGGGCGCGTGGTGCTGGTGCAGGAATTGACGCAGCAGGCAGTGAGTGTGGAAGTCGAGATGGATGCGGTGATGCCGATGCCGGAGGCGCAGAAGATGCCTGGAGCGACGCGCGGAGAGCGAGTGTCGCGCGAAGGGTTGGAAGGCCGCAGCGCGAGCGTAGGAGCGTCGGAAATGGTTTCAGAAAAACCCCACACATTTGCCCGCACAGAGACGCACGCTGGTGGCGGAGGCGTCGAGGTTGCAGTGGGCGCAGCAAGCGCGCCAGAACCGCAGCGCATGCGAGACGGGGATCCTTGTTTGGGAGATGTGGTGCCGGGCATTTGCCCCCCGAAGGTACCAGCATCGTCGGTCGGCACTCCCAAACGGTCGTTATCTGGGGATTGAAACTGGGCGTTACCCCGGTGAGAGCTGCATAAAGAGTGCAGCGTGATTTCGGATTGAGTTACAGGCTGTTACGGAGGCAGGAAGAAATGGCAGAGACGAAGCTAATGAGGCGCGAGTGCGACTTCTGTGACACTGTGCAGGAGTTTAAAGAGAAGGCTCAGAACTTTGACGCGGCTGAGATGCGCGCAGCGGAGAGTTGGATCACGCTCGTAAAACTTTTCTTCCCGCTTGGACAGGTGTATGTGGTGCAGAAGCACGCCTGCAAGGATTCGTGCGCCAAGAACATCCTTGAGCTGGGCATGCTTGACTTGCCAGCGGAGATCAAAGAGCAGGTGGAGTTGGAATCCCAGCGCCTGGCGATGCAAGCTGCAGCGCAGAAGGAAGGCGCGGCACAAGTCGGACAAGCATGAACAAAATTATCAAGCACGGAGACGGCTGCCGCGAGAAGCTGATGAAGGGCGTGGACCTGATCGCCAACACGGTGAAGGTCACGCTGGGACCAAAGGGCAGGCTGGTGATCATCGGCCGTCGGCAGTTTAACCAAACGCCGCGGGCGACCAAGGACGGCGTCACGGTTGCGGACCACGTGAACTGCGCAGACCCAATCGAGCAGATGGGATGCGACCTGATTCGCGAGGCTGCGCAAAAGACCGTGCAGACAGCGGGCGACGGCACCACGACGGCGACGTTGCTGGCGCAATCACTGATTCATGCCGGCATGAAGCTGATGGCGGCAGGGCACACTCCCGACGAATTGCAGGCAGGCGCCAAGCTCGCGCAGGAACAAATCCTCACCGCGCTGGACAAGATGGCGCTGCCATGCGACGGCCCGATGCTGGAGCAGGTGGCAACAATTTCTTCCAACGGAGACGCGACAATCGCGAAGCTGGTAGTCGAAGCGGTGAACCGCGTGGGCAAAGAGGGCGTGATTGCCTGCGAGCCTTCACGCTCACTCGATACGACTCTCGAAGTGGTAGACGGCATGCAGTTGCCCGAAGGAATGCGCTCCGGGCTTTTTTGTAATCAATCGGAGCGCGTGGAGTGCGTGCTTGAGGATGTTTTGGTTCTCATGCATGAAGGCAAGATAGGCGGATACCAGCAGTTGTATCCGGCGATGAGGCTGGCGCGCGATGCGAACAAATCGCTGCTGGTGATCGCAGGCGATTACGAGTTTGATGCGCTGGCCTTCATGGTCAAGAACAAACTTGAGAACGGCTTCCGCTGCTGCGCGATCCGCGCGGCTGGATGGGGCGATAGACGACGCGCGATCCTGGAAGACCTGGCGGCGCTTGCAGGCGGCCGGGCGATCACTGACGCAATGGGGATGGACCTGAAGAACCTGACCAGGGAGCATTTGGGCCAGGTAAAACGCGCGGCGATCACAGAGACAAAAACAATTTTGATGGGAAGCGCGGGCGGGCGCGATGCCATGAACGCCAGGGCGGAAGATATCCGCAAACAGATTGAGGCGCTTAAGGCCGAGCAGGGCGATCCGGACCAGGTCCGGTTGCTGGAGCAGCGATTGGCCGGACTCACCGGCGGCGTTGCGGTGATCAAAGTAGGCGGCGCGACGGAAGCGGAGATGCGCGAAAAGAAAGACCGCGTGGAAGACGCGATGTACGCGACCAAGTGTGCAGCCGAGAGCGGCGTGGTCCCGGGCGGCGGACTGGCGCTGCTGCTGGCGGCAGAGCAGGTCAAAATAGTTGGATATCAAATTCCACGCACCAAAAGCGCGGGCGCTGATATGGTGTGCTCTGCTTGCGCCGAGCCAATGAAGCAGATCGCGCAGAACGCCGGCAAGAGCGGCGATGCGGTTGTAGAGAAGGTCCTCGAGATAAACCGTTCATCAATAACAGCCGAGCCTGTCCCACCGATCGAGGTTGGCTATGATGCGGCAGGCGATAGATACATCGTGATGGTGAAAGCCGGGATTCTGGATCCGTTGAAAGCGGTGAAGGAAGAGATCGTGAACGCGCTGAGCGTGGCGATGCTAATCCTACGCGCGGACGCTGTGATCGCGGAAGAGTTAGAGGAGGCCGCGCAGTGAAGTTCATCCCCCTGTATGAGCGCGTGCTGGTGCAGCCGATGGAAGGCGCGAAGTCGGTAGACGGGTTTGCGCTGCCGGACAATGCGCGCGATGACTTTTTGATGGGCATCCTGATAAGCGCGGGGGATGGCTACGCCAAAGAAGATGGGACGGTACGGCCGTTGCGCGTGAAGCCAGGCATGACAGTGTTGTTTGGGCCACACGCCGGTACAAAGGTGCAGGTCAACGGCCAGGAATATCTTTCGATGCGCGAAGGCGAGATTGTGGGCTGGCTGTGCTTCAAGGCTGAAGGCAAGCCGTGCGGCGCGTGTCCGGATTGCGTTGATGTCGCGAAGGGAACCCTTGAATGAAGCTGCTACGCGATAAAAAATATGAACATCTTCAGAATTGCAAACGTGATTTGCTCCGCATTCTTGCCTGTAGCTATTCCGGCAACGTCGAGGAAGTCATCGCAGTGTTGACATGGCGTGAACGCCAAATACAAATACCAATCTCTGAACTACGCGAGGGCCATATTCCGAATGTCGCGCGTGCCGATCGACAAGTTAAAGGAACTACCGGAGTATGCACTCCTGCCGGAAAACCAGCAGAGATTCCTGGAAGCGTACCTCGCGAACAATTATGACGCGAAGGCCGCGATTGCGGCGGCGTATCCGCTGGCCAGGAAGCCGGAGAGCATTCGCGTGATGGCTTCGCGGCTGATGAACTCGGCAGGAATCGTGATGCTGCTGCACCTGCATTACGGCGACGATCCCAAGCTGAGCTTTTGCCAGATGCTGGCCAAGATGATCCTGCGCGGACGCATCAGCAAAGAACAGGCCGAGATGATGAAGCTGCTGGCCGACGTGCATGAATTCCGCCAGCCCTGGACGCCGCGCTACGAAAAGCAGATCAAGGAAGGCATGGCGAACAATCGCCAGGCGGTGAAGCGCCGCGTGCAGCGCGCCGCCAAGACAGCCGCGGTAAAGAAAGCCGCGGAAGAATTGCCGGCAGAGAACCTGCTGGGAGATTTTGCAAAGCTTTAAAAGGAGAGAAGAATTTTTATGAAGCCAACGATCGGCAGAATAGTTCATTACGTACAAAAGAAACCCGCCTGGTGCGGTCCGGGCGCTGGAGTGCTTCATTTGCCAGCCATCATCGTAGCGGTGTGGGGTTGGTCTTGTATCAACCTACAGGTATTCACTGATGGCACCAACTCCGACGAGCAAAACATGCGTCCCGTGAAATGGGTGACCTCCGTTTCACTCGATGCAAGTGAGAATCCGCAGGCGCATACATGGCATTGGCCCGAAGTCGCGCCAGCAACAGAAACGCCAACCGCGGCGCAAGAGCCAATCGTGAAGAGTCTGGAAGATCTCGGAGACAAAGTCGAGATCCACGATGGCAGGATTGACGTGATTACGAAGGACGTCGACGAATTGAGCCAGGGATCGCAAACGCAACAGCCTTAGCGGATTCGAAATTGTATCCGCGCGGCGGGCGGTTCAAGAGTTGCTTGACGCGTTGACGGCCTCAATCGCAACACAGCAGTTCGCCGCCCGCCTTCCCAAAACAAATCGATGTCACGGCCATCCTCCTTCATAGATTCGTGCTGGGTGGTGGTCACACACGCTGGCGTAGCTCAGAGCGAGCACCGGCAAGTTAGACCGGAGGAGGCTGCAACTAGCGAGGCAGCCGCCAGCTCCAGATCTTTTCCCCCAAAATTCCTTCCCCCAAAGAAGGAGCAGTACCTTGACAATCTCACTGTCAGTGAAAGACCACCCGTTTAGCCGGCAAGCACAGCCCGGCTCAGCGTATTATCCAGTTGCGCGGCAGGACTGGGGGGTACTTGCCCCCGGAGCCACCGGAACTGCTTTCGGCAACGGCAACCTTACCAACGTGGGCTCAGGCGGATCGCTGGCCAACGGAAGCTTTTTTACCAAGATCACATGGGTGACGGCGCTGGGTGAAACCACGCCATCAGCCGAAGGCACGGTCACAGTGACCGGCGGGCCGAGCGGATCGGTGACGATTGCGCTGGGCTCCACGGGCTCACTGAACACCGGGGCGCAACTCAACGCACAGCCGATCATCGGCTGGCGCATCTACACCGGAAGCACCACCAACACGGAGCTGGCGAATGAAGCCGCGGCGCAAGAGCCAATCGTGAAGAGTCTGGAAGATCTCGGAGACAAAGTCGAGATCCACGATGGCAGGATTGACGTGATTACGAAGGACGTCGACGAATTGAGCCAGGGATCGCAAACGCAACAGCCTTAGCGGATTCGAAATTGTATCCGCGCGGCGGGCGGTTCAAGAGTTGCTTGACGCGTTGACGGCCTCAATCGCAACACAGCAGTTCGCCGCCCGCCTTCCCAAAACAAATCGATGTCACGGCCATCCTCCTTCATAGATTCGTGCTGGGTGGTGGTCACACACGCTGGCGTAGCTCAGAGCGAGCACCGGCAAGTTAGACCGGAGGAGGCTGCAACTAGCGAGGCAGCCGCCAGCTCCAGATCTTTTCCCCCAAAATTCCTTCCCCCAAAGAAGGAGCAGTACCTTGACAATCTCACTGTCAGTGAAAGACCACCCGTTTAGCCGGCAAGCACAGCCCGGCTCAGCGTATTATCCAGTTGCGCGGCAGGACTGGGGGGTACTTGCCCCCGGAGCCACCGGAACTGCTTTCGGCAACGGCAACCTTACCAACGTGGGCTCAGGCGGATCGCTGGCCAACGGAAGCTTTTTTACCAAGATCACATGGGTGACGGCGCTGGGTGAAACCACGCCATCAGCCGAAGGCACGGTCACAGTGACCGGCGGGCCGAGCGGATCGGTGACGATTGCGCTGGGCTCCACGGGCTCACTGAACACCGGGGCGCAACTCAACGCACAGCCGATCATCGGCTGGCGCATCTACACCGGAAGCACCACCAACACGGAGCTGGCGAATGAAGCCGCGGCATCGCTGAGCGTGGCGATGCTCAGCATACAAATCAAGCGCGGCGGCGGAACGCTGCTCTATATCCCGATTGCCACCACGTCGGCGACGGTGAAAGTGCTGGGCGCGGGCGCGGCGCTGCCGGTGGTAAACACCAGCGGCGTGCAGGACCCGTTGCCGGCGATCACCACCAACGTAACGGCCGACGTGAATGTGCGCGTGCCGGTGCCGTTCAACATCGGACGCCCGACTACTTACGCGCGACCGAACGCCACCGCCGATGCTTCAGGCATTTCCGTGGAAGGCATGGATTGCGTGGCGCCGCTCTGGCCGCAATCGACCGCGGTAACGCAGGGCACCAGCTACATCGTGATTAACAACGTGTTGTGGCAGTGCATCATCTCGGGAACCACGGGATCGAGCGTCCCTAATTTTGCGGGCAGCAACAACACGCTCTATGCCACGCTGGGCGACAACGGAGCCACCTGGCAGAACCTGGGCAGATGGCACCTGCTGACCTTGCGCTTTGCCAATCTATCCGGATCCACGGCGCAGCCCACCGCGAACGAATACGACTTCTGGCAGCCGTAAAAGGCTGACGGGAAAGGCGCGGGGGAGGGCTGTCCTGGGGGAGGATAAGAGGTCCCCGCGCTTTTAAACAATCTTTGAGACGTAGCAGTGCCACGTCTCTACGTCGAGAGAATTTATGGCAAACAAGAATCTTATGAGCGCGATCTCAGGCCTGGCCGATGCAAAGCCCGATCCGGAGAAGATGAAAGCTGCTGGATCGAAGCCGAAGCCCAAAGTGGTGAACCTGGGCAAAGGCGGATCGTTCAACGTGAAGGCAGGCGCGCATCCACATCGCAATCTGGGCGAGTACCTGCACCCCAAGAAGGGGAAGTAAATGGCCAATCTATTCACGCAAAATCCGATAATCCTGGATACGGTCTGGACCGCAGGCACAATTCCGGCCGGATTGAGCGGACTGACGAGCTGGCAAGATTTCAGCCTGATCAAATGGGTAAACCCGACCGCGGCCGGAGACGAATGCAAGATCACCGATGCTGCCAGCGCAGGTCCGTTCGTTCTGTTCGATGAATTTGCTGTGGCAGCGCACCAGGATGTAATTCTCTGGGACGCGGCCGCCCAGGGCGGCAAGAAATATTCGTTCAAAAAAGGTCTTTGGGTCCTGGCCACGCTCACCGCGGGCGGCAAAGTTTACCTCTACCGGTAGAGCATGGCGCCGTTCACACCGGAGGTCCTGCCGGCTAGCGTCCGGCGGGAGTTTGAAGAGCTGCCGGAAGCGGGCAAGAAAGCCTGGATGGAGCAGCGGCTTCGCGGGCAGATAGATCATCTTTTTCTGGCGAATGAGTTGATGGGCTATGACTTTCAGCCCAATCCTCACGCGGCATTGTTTCGCGAGTTGCTGCAAAAAGACCGCGAGCAGAAAAAACAGCTCTTCGAGCTGGGCAGCCCGTGCAAGTGCAGCCCGAAAAATCGGGCGGAATGCAAAAAGTGCGATGGCACGGGAACCAACCGACGTAAAAAGCGGATGGTGGTGTGGCCGCGCGGCCTGTTCAAGACTTCGGCGATCATTATTGAGATCGTCCAGCTGATCCTGAACTATCCCAACATCAGGATCCTGTTTCTGACGGGCAACCTGAAGCTGGGGCGGCGCCAACTGGCGCGCGTAAAGAAAGTGTTTGAGCAACCGACGGCGAAGTTCCGCCAGCTCTACCCGGAATTTTGCGCGGCGCCGGGAAAGAAGCTGCCGGAAAGCTCGGCGGAAGATTTCACGGTCCCATGCCGGACGCTGGGCCAGTTCGCGGAACCAACGTTCTGTATTTCGTCGGCCAAGAGCGTTAAGGCGGGCACGCACTATGACGTGATCTTCGTCGACGACCTGGTCAATGATCAGAATTTCAAGTCGGCAAAGATGCTGGAAGCCGCGTGGCAGGATTATCTATCGATCATCCCGCTGCTTGAGCCCGCGGGCTTTTTGTACATCACCGGAACGCCGTATGCGTTCGGCGATACGTATGAGCGGATAGAGGAAGCCGCCAAAAAAGAAGAGGCGGAGACCGGCAAATCAGTCTGGGAATTTTCCATCAAGAGCTGCTGGTACAAGATCTGCAAAACCTGCGGACATCCTGACCTGCGGCACGATAGCGATCGAAGTTATACGCAACCGCCCTGCACGATGGAGGATTGCGATTGTAAATGCTTTGTCGATTCGGGCGAGAAGCAAGTCCTGTTTCCCCTGGCCGTCACGCGCGACGGCCGGCAGATCGGCCATACGGTCGAAATGCTGGAAGCGATCCAGCGTGAAGACGCGAACTTCTTTGCTCTGCAGTATCTGTGCCAGCGCCTGGCCAAGGAAGAGCAGCGGTACACGCCGGAGCTGATCGCGCGGCAGACGTTTTATCACTTAAACGTGATTCCGCCCGCGGCGGGAACGTTTATGGTCGGCGACCTGAGTTATATCGGCGACGACAAGCGCGACCGCAGCGTGCTGTACCTGGTGAAAGTCTGGATGGGCGTGCTGTGGGTGTATCACTGCATCGCCGGCAACTGGGATTCAGACGAGGCGTGCACGAACATCCTGCAGGCGATCTTGTGGCACCGGCCGCAAGCAGTGTGGATTGAGAAATTCAACGGCTGGGAAGCCTACCACAACATTTTAATGAGCAAGGCCGCGGCGCTGAACATTCAGCAACTCCCGGTGGAGTGGCGCAAGCTGGACCGAAAGACGAACGCAAAGACCATCCGGATCGGCGTGCCGCTGAGCTGGATGAAAGACCGCAAGCTCTGGCTGTTTGCCGGGATGCCCTGGTACGACAAGCTCATTAAACAGCTTTTGAAGTGGCCGAAGATCCCGCATCACGACGATGAAGGCGATTGTCTGGGACATGCCTGCGAAGTCCCGCACGGCGCGGCCGGCATTCCGGCGCCATTGCCGCAAGGCACGATGGGAGACAAAGTGCGGCAGATGCATCGCCAGGCCGCGGAGAACGCCGGCACGCCTGGATTTAATCCCGGAGGAACGGGAAGCGGGTTGGTGAGTTAGATCGCCTCGAAGGGTAGCAATTTACACAGTAGCTCAAAAACTAATCTGGCGCATGGAAGGCACAATTTCACTCCGCAAGCCACCTGAGAAGGATGGGCTTTGCGCAGGCGCCCTGATACTTCGCAGGAAGTGCAGTAGATCGTCATAGCGTTCATTATGTCATCATCTCCACAAATCCGATTGATCGACATTCCCGGCGTGCGCGAGATTACGCCGGAGATCTCGCTGCCGTTTCGCGATGACCAGGTTGGCTTTGGCGACCAGGACCGCTCGGACGCGTCGATGCTCAAGGAAGCCGTCGGCAATCGGATGCTTTCTGAGGGATTTATTGCCGGACGCGGGCTGGCCGCGATGTGGGACCTCACAGGCGTGATCCTGCGCGCATTTGTGGAGCCGGTGAAGTGGCGCGGATCTGACCAGTTCCGCTCCAGCCTGGGCATTCCGCTGCTGGCGGAAAACTTTTATTCGTCTCTTTCAGTGTTTCAGCAACAGCTTTTCAGCGGATATGAGCCATTCAAGATCGAGGAAACGGTTGCCACCACGCTGGACGTGGCCAACGCCATGCAGGCGATCGTGGAAGCGCAGCTCAAGACCGCCGCGCCCTTTGGATCCACGTTTAAACAGGAAGTGCGATCGGGAATGTATGAGTGCCTGCTGCTGGGCACGGGCGTATGGCTCCGCGCGTGGGAATGCCGGACCATCAAAAAACGCAAGCTTCGACTGAAAGCCGGCTTCACGCCGCAGAGCGTGTCGTTGAATAACGATGGCGCCACGGCGACGGTGCATCCGCCGGACGATGCTTACGAAGAATATTTTGACGAATACAAATGTAACTGGCCGGTGCTGGAACATGTGCCATTGCGGCGCGTGCGTTTCTCGCCCGATTTGCGGAGCGGCAACATGCAGCGGGCAAAGTGGCGCGGGCGGCTGTTTTATCCCAGCGCGTATGACCTTGACGCGTTTCGCGACTGCCCAGGATTCAAAATCCCTACGCGGGCAGAGCTTATCGCGCTGACGACGCCGCAAAAAGAAACAGCCGGGCAGAACATCACAGACACGATGACGGGAACGTCAACGCAGGTGCTCTATCGGAATTTTCCCACGGCGCCGCAGCAGGCCTATCCGGAATGGATGAGCGAGGCTTCAACCATCGATCCGCTGGCGCAGCCGTTTGAAGTTTTTGAGTATTTCACCAACAACCGCAAGTGCTGGATCCTGGAAGGCAAGGCCTGCATCATGAACCTGCCGCATGACGGCAAAGACATGCTGTCATGCACCTTCCGCGACGCGCCCGAATCCGGGCTGGGCTATGGGATGGGAATGTGGCTCGCGGATTTCCAGCGCATCTGCCAGGGCGTGGTGAATTATTTCTTCGATGACCTGAACCTGAATCTGGCCGGCGTTTTCCAGACCGAGCAGGGCATGGACAACATGGGCCAGAGCGCATGGATTTCGCCCGGCAAGGTATTTAAAAAGACCGGGCCGAACGGGCTGACGCCGATGGAGCGCAAGCCGATCGGGATGCAACCGCTGGAAGTGATCGCGCAGGTGAAATCATGGGCCAGCGGGATCTCCGGCGCCGGCGCGGCCACGCAAGGAATGAATCCGGGCGCCACGGGCGACATGCGGACCGGCGAAGGCGTAAAGATGCTGGGCCAGGGCGAAGGCATGAAGATGCAGGACCTGATTGACCAGTTCTGCGACCTGGTGTTGTTGCCGTTTTTGGAATTTTGCGTTGAGAACGTAAAGAAGCTTTCTCCCAACCAGATGCGCCAGATGCTGAATGACGTGCTGGCCAAGGCGCTGGAAAATTCCGGCCCTGTGGACGTGATCAACGCAACCTACAAGATCACGATTTCAGCCGGCGCGCGCTTACAGGCACGCAACGCGCTCAACAACAGCCTGGGATACATCCAGAGCATCCTGCATCAGCCGGGCCTGAGCGACCAGCTCGCGATCCAGGGCGTGAAGATCAATTACGCCACGCTGCTTGAGATTTTGTTCAGCTCCACCGGATTCCCGTACCAGTACGAGATCATCGAGCCGATGACCGACGAAGACAAGCAGCGCCTGGAGCAGCAGCAATCGAATGGTCCAGCCAAGGCGCAACTGGAGCTGATGAAGATCGGCGCGCAGGGCGAGCAGAAAATCAAAGCGCAGGAAAACCAGGGCGAGATCCGCGCGCTGCTGGAAGTTCACACGAAGATGCTGGAACACATGATCGCGCAAGGCCCCGGCGCAACCGTGCCGCTGCCGCGATAAACGTTTTTCAAAAGGAGAAACACATGAACGAGATTCAAGTACAAACTGATTCAACGGGAACCATCGCTGCTCCGATCACAGAGAACACCACTATTTCGTCCACCGCTGTTTTGGGCACCGGCACCAACCTGCCGCCAGTGAGCATCGCGGCTGATGTGCACCCGATCGAAAGCGCCCTCGCCGCATCGCCCGATGCACCACCCCTCGGGCTTTCAGCGCGCATCGATGCATTGGAAATCCGCATCGAGGAGCTGGACAGGAAGATCGCAGCAATCGAAAAGAAGATGGAGTATCACGGAATCTGCGGCGGAGTCTAAGCCGCAAACGCTTGCGAGGAGAATCCCCCAATGAAGTTTCGCATCCTTAAAGGGCCAACAGTGGAATTCCCTTGTTGGGGCGGCTGGATTCTCGTCAATCCAGCGGGCCGCGTCGTCGGGCAAGAGGTTAATTTTGGCGCACTGATCGCGTGGTGTAACAGCTACGGCCTACCAGGCGCGGAGGCAACGAATGCCACTACCTAACGGAGAACCGACCGCGGCTGAAGTGCTCGCGTTATCCAACCGGCTGCTGGCGCAGAAAGCCGCGCCCGGCTGGCATGACCTGCAAGCGATTGGCGAAACATTCAAGGTCCAGGCCTGGGAGACGGTGAAGGCATGTAAAGGCACAGAGCAGGACAAACTTGAACTGCTCAGGCGCGCCGAGATTGCCGAAGGCTTCATTGACCGTTTTTTTAGCTATATCGATTGGGCGATCGATCAATCGAAAGGGTTGCCGGGCTTCCAGCGTGAGGATCCACGGCCGCCGCTGATCACCACCAAGATTTCAGGATCGTACTGAACACTTTTACACAGCGGAGACGCGGAAACGCGGAGGAAACTAGAACATGAGCGACACAATCACAGGATCCGTAAAGAACGCAGCCGGCGAGGCAGTCTCAATCGAGATTCCCATTCCAAATGCGGACACCGCAGCGGGATGGAATGAGGCCATGCAGTCCGGCGCACAAAAAGCCGGAGTGGAGATTCCCGGCGTGACTTCAACGGCCGCGGCGGCAACGACCGACACCACCAAGAAGGATGAACCGGCAGATAAACTTTTCCGCGCCACGCTGACCGTGAACGGCACGGACATGGTTTTTGAAGATGCCGATCCGGCCAAGGTATTGGGCCAATACACCGCGGCAGTGCAGGCGGCGCAACTCGCGCCCGCGCCGGCAGCCGCGAAGGTTGACGAGAAGAAGCCGGAAGTCGCCGCGGTGGATATGTTCGATATCGGCACCAAGTTGATTGCCGGCGACGCCTCCGGGCTCAAGGACTATCTGAAAAAATCGAACATCCTGGGCGAGATGCTGGCGGAAGAGGGAATCAGCATCGCGCAGATCAAAGCGGTGACGCAAAAGACGCTCAGCGATGAGGCGCACGACGAATGGACCACGGCCACCAATGGGCTGGTCGCCAAAGTCAAAGCGGGCGAGTCTGATTTCCCCGGCGGCGAGCAGAACATGAAGATGATGGGCATCATGCTGGGAAGGCTGACAGCAGAAGCCAAAGCCGAGGGCAAGCAACTGCCTCGCACCGTGGCGACGATGGAAAGCGCGTACGCCCTGATGAAGAAAGAAGGCCTGGTCTTTCCGGTCGAGAAAAAGACCACGACAGCGGCCGTCACCACTACCACGACAACTAAGACCGCGCCCAGCTCCACGGCGATCGGCGCATCCGGCGGCGGCAAAGAGACACCGCAGGCCGCTGCCATCGACCCCAACAGAAAATTTGAGATCGATATGACAGTGCTTTCGCCGGAAGAGGCCGCGCGCGCTCACAGAGAACTTCTCCAGCAAGGCGTGAAGCCGGAACAGATTGTAGTAAAGCAATAAATCAAAGCGCGGTGAACGATAACGCCGCGCCGTTTTTCAATCCCCAAGACTCCAACCATCCCCCCGGTGCGCCCCTAGCCGCCAAAAACGTAACCGGGAGATTTTTCAATGAGTCAGATACCTCCTTCAGTACAGTCAGGCGGTCTCAAGGGATTCCCTCAGATCGCCTATGACCGCACACCGGTCCTGGAATGGCAGGCCAACACGCCGTTCGTGGAAATGGCGTGCGATTTCCGGGCCATGTCTCGGCGCAGTGGCCGCACCAATCAATTCCTGGGATATCAACCGTTTGGCGGCGCCACCTCGGGCGTCAATGAAGGCATTCCGCCCAACGGGCTGACACTCCCCCAGCAAACCTCGGCGGTGTTTGCCGACGAGTTCGGCGACTGGATCGGCATCACCAACGTGGTTGACGCCACGGCGGTGGACGATGTCGCGCTGGCCGCAACCCGCAACCTGGGATATCGCGGCGCTCTGACAGCCAACTTTGTTGCCAGTTCGCAGTTTGACGCGATCGCCAACGCCGATTCAACCTCACAAATCAACCTGGGCGATAACGAATTCACCCAATCCTCAACTGTGCGGCGCGTGGAAGCGCAGTTTGTGGCCAACAACGTTCCGCCGCGCGAGGGCGGGCTCTACACGATTCTCTGTTCCGCGTTCCAAGGGTATGACTTAATCGGCGATAACACAGCTGGCGGAGTCGCGGACACTTTGAAAAGAAGTGAAAGCGGACAGAAAGTCCTGCAGGGCGGGCAGGTGGCCAGCTACACGATCCTGGAATGGAGCGGCTGCCGCATTGTCCGCACCAGCACCGTGCAAACGTACTCTAACTATCCGTCCAGCGGCAAGACCGGCTACGGAATGATTGCCGTCGGACGCGAGGCAGTGCTGGCCAGCGAGATCAACGGCTTCAAGGTCCCGCGCAACCCCAAATTCCCGGTAATGGTGACTCCGCTGACAACGCCGGATGTCGCCAACCCGCTGCTCCAGATGCGTACGATCTGCTCGTACGACTTCTTCTTCGGCGTGACCGGCCGTCCCAACACCAACTCAACCCAGGGCTTCCGCCGCATTAAGTCGGAAGTTTCAGGAGTTTAACGGAAAAGGAGAAACGGAACTTTCCCTTTCCCCCGTTCCGCACAAAACCCATGACCAATGACGTAATAGCTTCTCTCGTATTCGGCGGCTCGCAGAACAACCTGCAGGCGCTTGCCTTGGGCACATCAACCTCTGAGACGGCATTCTCAGTCAACGGCAACTCGGCGGCAAACCCGGCGACCGCCGCATCTTCGGCGATCCTCAAACTCAAAGATACCTCGCCCGTTCTGGCGGTGGGCACGACCATCGCGTCCGTGTTCCAGTGGGACTTCGGCAAACCGTTCTTCCTGCAAGCCTGGGGACAGCTCACCACGGGCGCCAGCACCAACATGACGCTCAAGCTCTACCAGGTGCCGGCTTCGGTTGTGGCTTCAGGGCTGGCAGCCGGGACGTTTGCCGGATGCAACTTGCTTGCCACCTCCACGGCGCGCGCGGTGAACTCCACCACCAAGTCGTTCTTCTTTGAAGCGTTTCTGCAATGGAACGCGACGACCGGACTGCTTGAGGGCCAGTTCTCCGACCAGATCGGCGCGCTGCTCGACGCCTGGGCGGCAACCACCGAAACCACCACGGCCACCCTGGCCGATAACGAACTGAACTTCCTGCTTACTGCGACCTTGTCCAGCGGCAACGCTGCCAACGTCGTGAAGCCGATGGAGTTCGCGCTCATGAATCAGTAGTTAAACAAGCTACTAGCTGCTGGCTTCTAGTTACTTAGGGAGCCAGCGGCTAGAAGCTAGAAGCTTTTCTTCTTATGATCAATTACCTTCAGCCTCCGCTCGGGTATCTCGTGCGAATACCCTGCGGTGACGATGCCGCCGACTCTCCGCTGGACGAGCCCGCCAGGGACCGTGCGGAGCAGGCGGCGGCGTTTTTCCGCTTTGAGCGCATCGGGCAGATTTTTACGGCCGATCAGCCAGCAGCGAGAGATGCGGCGGAAATCGTCTGGCAGAGTTGCTCCTGGGATTTCACGGATGCCCTCTGCGCCGGCGGAGCGGAATCATTTTACGAATTTCTACTGGATCCAGACCGCGGCCTTCCTTGCGTACTTGTGGCGACACAACGCGAGATCGAGTCCGCGCTGCAACGCCTGGGCGTCTCCCTGGCCAACCAGCCCGGAGATGCCCCTGGCGCAAGCGCTTGCGGCGAGATTGTGGCGCCAGGCGGGATCATTTCACTTCATGGAATCGCAGGCGAGGGCGCCTGCGGTCCACAAATTCAAGTAAGGGCGCGCACGATGGTCCTTGATTTCGAGTTTACCGATTTCGTGAAGTCCGTCGCGTGGGGCAACGCGGATCTAGCGATCGAGAAACCATGCTAGTTCTCAACGATTCAGTTCTGCTCGGCAATGACTTTCTGCCGTCGAACGAAGCGCTGCTGCGCTACCAGCAGGAAAAGATCGACCCGATGCACGATACCTATCGGCTCAGCGACCACAACGACCTGAAAGACCTGGTCAAACGCGCGGGCCAGTGGATGCACGCCAGCGAATTGATTTTTCGGGTGCAGAAGCTGAATCCGCGGGTGTATGTGCATCAGCAGATCAACTATCCCAACGAATGGGGCTTTTACGTTGAAGTGCGGTCGCGCCTGCAATACGTAAGCGGCTTCCAGAAATCATGGCTGCGGGAATACACCGCCATTCTGGTGGACGAACGCAACTTGATGGCGGGCGATCCGCTGCGGGGATGGCGCGCCGTCCTGCTCAAGCTGCTGGAGAAGGGAATTCTCCGCTGGGAGCAGGTGTTCAAGGAATTTGGCGACGCCGAGGGTGTGAACGCCTATCGCTGGCGCCAGCACACCAGGATTTTCCGCGAAGACGCAAGCGAGCGGGTTGTGTATCGAAACCTGGAATAAAAAACTTTTACCGCAAAGTTCGCAAAGGACGCGAAGGCTTGTGGGTTTTAATCCCTTTCCTCCTTAGCGATCTTAGCGACCTTTGCGGTGAACAACTGGAGAGAATTTTATGGCAGATAAAACCGAGGGCAACGCGAAAGCAGCAGCCGCGCCGCAGGTGGTCACTCTTGACTTCAGCGATCCCAAGGTCCTGATGGGCGTGATTGCGCAGATGTTTCAGCAGCAGGCTGAATCCACGGCCATCAACAAAAAGCTGATGGAGATCGAGCTGGCCAAAAAAGAAGCCGCGGACAAAAAAGACTCCGTTGCGCTGGCCAAGCTGGAACGCGCGCGCAAGCAATCGCTCGACGAGCTGCAGCGCAAGCGTGAAAACGACGAGAAGCGCTGGGCCGGCTGCTCGCACAAAGACCAGACCAGCGGCTGGACCATCTGGCCCATCGGCAACCGGCCGGGATTTGTGCTGGGCGGCTATTGCACGCAGTGCACCATGCCCATTGAAGAAGAGCACCTGGAATTTGACGCTTACGGCAAAGCCACCAAGGTCGCGCGGCATCCGCTGTACCACGTCGTGCTGGAGCGCGAGCAGAAACTCTATTCCGCCTTCCTGCCCGTGATGAATTACTAAAACCAGCCGTTGGCCATTGGCCCTTAGCAATTAGCTCTTGTGTTTTGGGCTAAAGGGCTAATGGCTAAAGGCTAAGAGCTATTCGGAGCAAAGCGACGAAATGATCACACTCATCAACGGCAATATACAAAGCGCGGGAGCGGTCCTCAACGCGAATGGTTCCATGGTCTTCCAGCTCACGCAGGACGGGCGCACCATCGCGGCGCCGGGCTATGTGGTGGCGTCCATCCCGGTAACTTTTCGCTTCGATGCGAACGGCAACCTGCTGGGCAGTTGCAGGATCTGGTCGAACGCCGAACTGCAGCCGCAGACGCAATACAATGTGACTTTCTACGACAGGAACAATTCCCGGCTCGGCTCGGCGTTGTGGCAGTTTGACCAGCCTGCCGGCAGCACCGTCGATATCGGCACCATGACCTCAATCACGCAAGGAGGAGCCAGCGTGTCTTTCCCATTCGGGCAACAGTCCCAGACTTCCGCAGCGACGATGTCATTTAGCGCATCGTCATTCAACCAGTTCCTGAACACCATGACCAGCAACGTCTCCAGTTCTTCCATGTTGGGCGGGATCGCGGGGGCTTACTACACATTCATCTTTGCCCAGGACGGCACGGGCGGGCACACATTCACATGGCCGGCCAACGTGATTGATCCGCAGGCCATCGATACAGCTCCCAATGCAGTCTGCCAGCAGACTTTTTGTTTTGACGGGACCAATTTCCGTCCCATCGGCCCACAGTCCGAGTAACTGAACACAACCACACTTTCAAGGTGAACATTTCAATGAAAAAGCTTCTCTTGCTCTTGATCCTTGGCGTTGCCGCGCTTCTTTGCCCTGAAGCGCACGCCCAGACTACTATCCGCGCGACCAATGGCAATTTTTCGGGCACTGTCTCAGTTGGCGGCGGTAATCCGTGGTTCGATGTGACCTCAGGCGTTTTCAATGCAAAGTGCGATGGTACAACGGACGACACGACGGCGATTCAGGCAGCGGTCGCGGCGGCCAGACTTTTAGGCGCTGATGTTAGATTTCCCAACGGCAAAACATGTGTGATGACGACAAGTTCATCACCGGCAATCAATCTTGATGAAGCAATAGATACCTCGCTTTTGTGTGGCACAGGAGCAGGCCGGAGTCGCCCAGGCGGAGGAACTAACCTGACATGCACCATTCACTTCACCGGAACGCCCGCGATTGCCGTAGGCGCTAGAGCGTCTTTTGGAGTCGCAATCAACGGAGTCGCGCTGCTGGCCGATAACGGTTTCACCGGAAACATTGTGGATACATCACATTTCCCAGGTGACACGCGCTGCGCTGGAAGCCCCTGCGACACCGAAAATTTTAACCTTCAGAACAGCACGATTTTTGGCGGCAGTGCTTGTTCGATTGGAATCAGCTTCGATAAGGCAATCATCTCTGCGGCAAGCAATAACCACTTCTTTGGCTGCGTTACGCAGATAAAAGGTGCATCGGGAACCGGCAGTTACTCGAACGTAATTAAGATACGCGACAATGACTTCAACGGCAGCACTGGCGTCACGGGTTTCATCGTTAACCCCGGCGAAGCGTGGACGATTGATGGAAATACATTTGAGGTCAACAACGCCGTCGTAAATACGCTGGGCAACAGCGGCTCCTTTACTGATACAAAAGGCCTGAAGTTCTCTGGCAATTGGGATGGAGACGACGCTGGCAGTAGCGCGATGACAAAGTACGTTTTACCAGCCAGCACTACTGGGGCCGTCTTTCAAGGCAATACGATCTCCGCTACGCACAACAATGTGAATGTTTTTTCTTTCGGCAACAACTCGCGCGGCATCGTGATTTCAGGAAACACTTTTCCCAGTTCCTCAACGTTTGCTACCTTCTACACTTTTGGTAGCAACAATGATGTGGATGTGGGATCTAACGATTACCAAACGGCGACGATTACAACGTTTTTAAGCGGCACGCCTTCATCGGGCACCCTAACCACAGTAGCTGGCGATAAGAGATTTTTTGGCCATGTCACATCCAATATTTCAACTACTACGGTGCCAAGTGCATCTATTCAAGCCCAACAATCAACCGCGAACAGCACGGGGTTTTTACCAACGATAACTGGCGCGGCCATACTGGGTGATGGTGCTGTTGATGTTAGTGGAGCAGGTGGCACAGGTAAGGCATATGGAATCATCGGCACTGCGAGGGCCGTAAATGCCTCTGGTGGTGAAAAAGCGTATGGAGGGTGGTTTAAGTCAATCGGATTCTCATCAGCCTCGGAAGAGGTAGGCACCCACGCTGAAGTCATAGACGCTGGTACTGCATCCACGATTCAAGAAGGATATACAAACGGAGTCCAGAAATACCGTTTGGACGGCGATGGAAGCCTTTATTTGACCAAGCTGCTCATAGGCGCGCCAGCCCCCACCATTTCATCCGGCTTTGGCACATCTCCGTCAGTTGTTTCGAATAATGGCCCTGCATCCTTCACGATCAATGTAGGAACTGGCGGCACAGCGACAAACGGTGTGATTGGTTTGCCTTCGGCTACTACGGGCTGGAATTGCAGCTGTGAGGACATCACTACCACTTCGGCGACGGTCAATCGCTGTAAGCAGACGGGAGCAGGAACCACCACAACAGTGCCAATTGGAAACTTCAACACTACGCCAGCAGCAGCGGCCTGGGTTGCAAGCGACATACTCACGGTCAGCTGTCTGGCGCGGTAACAAGATTTGTTGATAGCAAAGTAGCGTAGCGATTCAGCGTCTTTTCGATCACAACATCCTGAGAAAAGTGGGCGGCTTTCTTTCGTCCGGCTTCGCCCATGCGCTTGCGTAAATCAGGATTGTCAAGAAGCACTTTGATGGTGAGCGGCAGCACTTCCGCATCCTGAGCAGGTACGAGCATTCCGTTCACATAGTGCTGGACCACATCACGGCAGCCGGGAACATCGGTTGAAACAATGGCGCGGCCACAGGCAGCGGCTTCAATGAGAACTTTGGGAATACCCTCACGGTATGACGGTAAGCAGATGATGGCGGCTTGGGGTAGAACATCTTGCATGTTGGACATCTTGCCCCACCACTCGATTGAGCCTGAGTCCTGCCACTCGGCAAGTTGTGAACGCGGAATAGCAGACGGGCTGCCTTCGTCGGTATCGCCAACAAGCACGAAGCGCGCGCGGACTCCTGAGGCTGTGAGTTGCTGGGCGGCGGCGACAAATTCAGCAACGCCTTTGTTCCAGAGCAAGCGTGAGGGCAGCATGACGATGGGAACGCCTGAGGGTTGCAGGGAAGGCCGGAAAAGATCGAGATCGACTCCGGAACCCATGATGACTTCTGTGTTCTCGTTCGACATGCCGAGTTTGGAAACAGCGAAATCTCGGTCCTCAAAGTTTTGCAGGATGGTAAAAGCATTGGGCCGGTTAAGCAGGAACCGCATCGCGTTCCAAATCACGCTTCTCAGAGCAATAGCCTTTGGGGAGTTTGAAGATGCCAGGTATCCCAAGCCAGCAAATGCGTTAACGATCTTGAGCGGCAAGCCAAGCGCTGCAATGGAGCCGTATAGAACAGGCTTCAGGGCCACATGGTGAATGATATCTGGCTTCTCGCGCTGATAGATGGCTCTAAGTTCCGTGATGGCTCGGATTTCATTCAGCGGGGAGCGGCGTTCACGTTTCAGATGTTGAAGTGGGATCATCCGAAAGCCAGCATCAATAATTTCTTGGCCCTGAGTTCCGGCGCGGGTGGCAACGGCGACATCGAAGCCTTCACGGAGCGCGGCAAGGGCCAACGGCAAGCGGTGAGAGAGAAAGTACCAGTCATCAGCGACAACGAACAACAGTTTCATTCCTTACCACTTTTTGCGCGGCGAGCGCGGTTTGGGTTTGCCGGATAGTTCACGCTCCGCGGCTTTTAGAGCGAAGTCGAAACAGTCGCTGTCAGAGGGTGCGCTACTGAACTCGGTCTGATGTTCGCGTATCAGGTCCATGATTCTTTCGCGCTCAGCGTTTTTGCGGACCGTAAAGTTTGGCGTCATGCACTACATTGTAGTGCATTTTAGGGCAGCGTCAAGGCTTTTCATTTTATCGGCTCCGGAGGCTCGCCATTGTCGCGGCGCTCGAACTTGAGCCACCTTGGGCCGATAGAGCCAAGCTCGGTCTTTAGCAGAGTGATGTAGTTACTCGCCTGAAGAAAACGTGTGCTTCCTGCCGGTGTTTGGTCGAGGCGGTAATAGGCATGAAGCAAGATAGTTTCGCTGTCAGATCCAGCTTCAGGCTCAATATGGACCTTTATCGCTTTGCAGGATGTTTCGTCCATTGCAGGCCAGGTACGGCACTCGGAGTCGCGCGCCATCTCGATGCCTTCTTCCCACGAGCGCATCTGGACAAGTAATAGATCGCGATGACTGAGCATCATGAGTTTTTGCCCCGGATGCCCTGCCGGAGCTGCAATGTTCATCGGCGTGATCTGTTGAGGCGATAGCAACGCAGGGAAGCAAAGAACTACAGCGATCAAACTAGCGGCTTTCATAGGCCGGAAATCATATCCCAGCTTTTAGCAGTTAGCAATAAACAGCAATCAGCAATCAGCACTCAGTAGTCAGCCAAGGCAGGAGAACCAAAAATGACGCAACAAGAGCAATATACCCTGATCGGGAAACTGGTAAGTGAGATTCCGGAGAAAAAGACAGAACTAGTGTGCCTGGAGCGCAAAGCCGCGGACATCTCCAACGCCTTCCGTTCTGTCGCCGATTTTGTTTTACACGCCAGCGAACCTCTCGGCGAATTCGACGTAAAGCCTCCGCGCATTCCCGAGGACCACAGCCTGCTTGACGTGAAGCAGGCCGGCACGGTCGCGGACAATATCCGCAAGGTGCGTTCCGAGATCAGCAAGCTCGAAGAGATGAAGCGCCGGGCGGGTCTGGCTTAAATGCCCCTTCTCAACCAAACCACCACTGTGCAGGAAATCATGGATTGGTGTTCACTCCATACGAGCCTGCAGAACTATTTTTTGACGCGGAACGGCACCAACGAACCGGCCATGACCATCTGCAATGACATGATGCGCACGCTGCTGGCGCGGCCGATGGCGTGGAAGTTCAACCGCAAGTTCCTGGACGGAACCAACGGCAGCTTTCTGGTAACGCAGTTCGGAGTCCAGGACTATCGCTTTGCCGGCGCATCGGCTTTTGTGCTGCAGAGCGGCGCCGGATCCAATCCGTTTGGCGGCGCGTGCGTCGACATGATTTATTCTCCGGTAAACGCATCGCGGGCCAATGGCAAGCTGGCGGGGATCACGATCGCAAGCGGCGTGGCCACGGTGCAGACCATCGATCCGCATCCGTTCCAGCCCGGGCAAACTGTTTTCCTGAGCGGACTGCTCGATGTCGGCGGGAACTTTAACGCCACGTTCAGCTTCAATGCGCTGACGCACGTCTGCGGATGGTCCGGTGGATTCACGATCGTAAGCGTGCCGGACGTGTACCACTTTACTTTTGCCGCGCCCGCGAACACCAGCGCCACGATCACGAATATCGCGATCACCAGCAACGTGCTTACGGTGACGGCGGTGAACGGTTTCAAAGCCGGCCAGGCGGTGCTGTTTGCCGGCGTGGGAACCAATACATTTTTGAACAGCCAGCAGGCGACTGTCATCAGCGCCACGGCTTCGCAGTTTACCGCGAGCTTTGCCCATGGTGACGTCGCCTCTGGAGTGGATACGGGCACGGTGACGGTCTGCTCCGGAGCGCCGGGGTTCGGCACCAGCGCGCCTTCAAACCAGGACCCGCAGGGCCTGGGCGCCGTGATCGGGCTGCCGGCGTGGAGTTGGGGCGAATCCGCCTCAATGGTGGACATCAATTCCACCAGCTTTCCGCAGGGAATAACGCCGGACGTGGAGTTTGTGCGCAACCTGCCGCCGGCATGGGGCAGCGGTGACAAGATGGCCATCTGCATGTTCGCCGACGAAAACAACGGCGTGCTGCGCTTCCGGCTGAGCGAGCCGATGTCGAGCTATCAATTCCAGTTCAACATTGTTTACCAGCAGAGAGCGCCCAAGCTTACGACGCCGCAAAGCGTCTTTGCCTGGCCGGACGATCAGGCCCACGTGCTGCACGAAGTTGGCCTGGCGTTTGCGTACAGGTTCGCCAAGGGCGTGAGCGCGGAAGAGACGAAGATGCAGATCACGATCTCGCAGCAGTCGATTGCGCACGCCATGGCGGCCGAAGAGCGCGAATCGGTGATTGAAGGCCTGGTACCGGAGCACGGGCTGATGCGGTAGTTCTCACCACGGAGACACGGAGGCACGGAGAACAACAAATGGACCCTCTTTTTAAATTTCAAAGATTGAACAACAACGGGCACGCAATCGCTGGATCGGTGGCCAAGTCTTTCGACCGGCTACTGACCAAGCTGCGCAAAAAGATCAAGCCCGGACGCGAGCTGGCGATCGCGGAGATGCATCTGGAAGAAGCCTGCTTTTTCCTGAAGAAAGCCGTCTCAGTGGATCCGGACAACTTTTACGTGACGAAAAAGCAGCAGAAGATTCTTACCGCAAAGGCCGCGAAGGACGCGAAGAGTTAGGAAAATCTTTCCCGCAGTCTAGGCAGCGCTTCAGGTGCGGACGTTCGTCGCTAACATACCAGTTTCCGCGATGCAGGCATGAATAGAAAGAAAAGTACCTCGATCTTGGAGAAGTAATCGGTGCCGGGCGCGCTAGCAACTTTGAAGTTGACGCAGATATTTTCCAGTTCGTTCATCTTAGTTCAGATTTTACTTTACCTCCCCTTTGCGGCTCTTTGCGACCTTTGCGGTGAAAAACCATGGCTTCTACTCCACCTAAAAAAACGACGATCATCAAATACTTCCGCGCGGGGCTGTACACGCGCCGTTCGGCGTTGTTTGCGCCGCTGCGGGTGATCGGCGTCCAGGTTGTCGTGATGAATGACGCCCTGATTGACGGCCAGGACATGGAGTTGCTGGATACATACCAGCTCCAGCGCCGTCCGGGGTTCAGCCGATTCTGTTCACAGCAGCTTGCCGGCGGAGAGATCGTCAACGCATTTTACGGGCATCGCTCGGCGACGGGCGCGGTCCTGCCGCTGTTTGACAGCAATCAGCGCCTGGCGCAGTTCTCCATCTCGGCGATCACCACGCTGTGGAGCAAGGGATCGGCAAACCAGGCCTTTACGCTGATGGTGGGAACGCAGCTTTACGTTACAGCCGGATTCGCCAACGGACAAAAGCGCTTCGACACGGGAAATTCGTCGCTGCACGGGCTCGGCATTCCCGCGCCCGCGGCGATGCCCACGGTGGCGGCGCCCACGGCCGTCAACGCAACTTTCTGGCAGCCGAACACGGCTTACCTGTTCAATGCAACTCACGGCGCGGTGCTGCTGGATTCCAACGGCAACATTGAGGAAGCGCGCGTCAACGCCGGAGCTTCCGGATCCGCGCCGCCGAATTGGGCATTGCAGTTTGCCGCCAGCACATCGGATAACGCGCAAATATGGCTCAATCTGGGACCGCCCGGAGCATGGGCCGCTAGCGTGGCCGGCACTTCACTTACCGCGCAGATCGGCGGCGTGATCATTGACGGCAACGGCAACCTGCAACAGAGGCTTACAAACGGGACCAGCGGCGCGACCGCTCCGGCATGGTCCATCACGCCCGGCACAAATACCATAGACAACACAATCACCTGGGTATGCAAGAGCAACCGCGGGCCGCAGAGCGTCTTTAGCGGCTATCAATATATGTATGTGTATTCCACGCAGGCGCCCACGGTGGCCAGCGGTTACTACCACCGCAGTGACGGATCGCCGGTCACATATAGCACGGGGCCGGTCTTTGGAACGTATGGGCCGGTGATTTCCGGAGCGTACTCGACGAACACCGATGTGGGCTCGGTCGATATCTATCGGCCCACCGACGGCGGATCAGTGTTTAAATATGCCGCCAGCGTGGCCAACAACACGGGCGGCGGCACTTGGACTTTTACTGACACCGTGACCGACGCGACCTTGCTGCCGCAGCAGGTGAATATTCCGCTGGGCACAACGCTGTTGAACGATCCGCCTCCGGGGCAAACGGGAACGCATTCGCCCAGCGGCGACGCGATCAGCTATACCGCGGAATGGCAGGGACGCGGTTGGGCAATCAGCAACAGCGCCCAGGGCTGCAAGGTTTACTTTACCGCCGGACCAGACGTGAATAACGGAGATCCGTACGCATGCTGGCCTCCGGCCAATGTTTTTACGTTCCCAGGGCAGGGAATCGCGCTTACGCCCACGTCGGCGGGACTGATGCTGGTGTGGTTGAACGATTGCATCAAGATCATTGCCGGCGGTCCGCAAACGCTCAGTTATTACAACGATGATCTGCTTGACAACTTTGGCATCAGCTCACCGAATTGCGTGTGGCGGGATGGCGACACGGTTTATGCGCTCTCGACCACAGGCCAGGTCTTCAGGATGACCAAGAACGCGATGGATGAAGTGAGCGTTTTCATCGGCGACCTGGTGCAGCAGTTCCCGGAAAATCTGAGTTATCTCACGGTACACAAAAACGGACTCGATAAAGGCCTGTTCATCTCCAACGGCAGCTCCAGCGTGCTGCGTTACGGTTTGACCTCGCAGGCCTGGTCTCCGGTCTATAAGCCGGTGGGTGGGATCGGCGCGCTGGCTTCGATTGAGACAACTCTGGGCAATTACACGCTCTGCGCCGCGCGCGCATCGGCGGCGGGCTTCATCCTGGGACGTGACCTGACCACGTTTCAAGACGACGGACAAAACTATTCGGCATGCTTTGCCACCATTGGCAGCATTGTGCTGAGCGAACCGCTGGAACCGCTGGTGACGGTGTATTACGTGGCCGGCTACTTCGCCGCGGGAGGACAGGTGCCGACGGTGCAGGTCATGCCGAATGAGATCTCAGCCAGCACCGGCCCGGGTTTTGTGACGATCATGAATCCGCAGGACGAGCCGGATATGGGAGCAACGGCCTCAACGACGCTGATGGCGAAGCAATGGAACCTCTACGACGCGCCGCAGTTGAAGACCAGCCTTCTGATGCATCACTTGCAGGTAAAGATCAGCTTTGCGGCGGAGAACTTTCCCAGCACGATCTTTGGGATCGCGCTGAAGCATGACAAATGATTTACCGCAAAGGTCGCGAAGGCCGCAAAGGATTAGGAAACTCTAGTCCACAGCTCAGGCAATACATCATATGGGGGGTTTTCAGCGCTCTCGCTCCAGCTCTCTGGATGCAGGCATGTCACGAAATCATCGGGCGTCGGCCCATTGTGAATCATTCCCAGATTTTACTCCTTTGCGATCTTTGCGTCCTTTGCGGTGAAAAACTTATGAACAAAACTCCCAATCTCGATGGCCAAGTCCTGGAGATCGCCAGCATGAGCGATCTGCCGAGCCAGCCGGTGAACTTTGACCGCGCCTCGGCATATCTGGGCAAGCAGATCCGGCAGTTGCAGTTTCAGCTCAATCCGCCGATCGTAAGCCCGCTGGCGCCTCTTACCATCGTGCGCCGCAACCTGCTCAACGGGACATCCCAATACCGCGTGCAGTTCATCGCGCCCACGAAGGCGCAGTCCCCAACTTACCAGGCCACCACGGTAGTGCTGCAGACGCCCACAGGCACGCAGCGCTTCGCCGCGAGCGCAGCCATCGGGCCAATCGTCTTCAATGGCGTGCAATCGACGCAACCGGGCTCGCTGGCGCTGCAGCAGCAGAACGCGAATGGAAGTTCCGTTATCGGGCTGGGAACGGGAAACAGCCGGACACTTATTCAGCAGTGACGGCCGCAAGCGCTTGCGGCCATTGCATGGAAGCAGGGGATTTACCGCAAAGGACGCAGAGGACGTAAAGATGGCAGAGATGAAGTTTCGATTCGCTGAAGAGAGCGATGCTGAAAGTTTTGCGCGTTGGACGGCCTCAAACCGACTGATCGACGGCGGCGACATCAAGGCCGCGACCAAAGAAGAGAACCCGACGACGACTTACTTCGTGATCGAGAGTGACGGCATTCCGGTGCTCTTTGTGCCGTCTTACCTGGTGCAGCGCATTGGGTATCTCGGCTTTAATCCGGACGCGGACAAAGAGACGCGCGAAGCGGCGATGGAAATGATGCTGCAGGTCCTGAAAGCCTTTGCATCTGAGCATCAGATCAACACACTCGACGTGCTCACCAAAAGCGCGTACCCGGTAGCTGAATGGGCTCGGGCTCACGGCTTCAATCCCGACGCGCGCGAACTTTTCATTTTGAAGTGTGGAGCGCAGGCGCCCTCGCCTGCGGACTAAACAAATGTGTAGCTCAGGCGATTCAACAGTTAAAGCGACAGAGCAGATTCAGGCGGCCATGACCAGCACGCTGGCAGCTTCCTTTAAGACGGCTTTCGGCGCCAAGCAGGACATGCTGAACCGGCTGAACGCGAAGCTTACGGACATGCTCAACAATCCGCACGGCTTCGATCCCAAGACGCTGGCGCTGATGAAGAGCGGCGCGGCGGACACGGTTTCACGGCAGACCGATGCGGCGCAGACCGCAGCCAGCACCTATCTGGCCACGCATGGCGGTCCCACGCTGGGATCGGGCGTTGCGGCGCAGATTCACGGCGGCATCGCCGCGGCGGGCGCAACCGAGGGCTCGCGTGAATCGAGCAATATCGATATACAAAGCGGGCTGCTGCAAAACGACAATTACTGGAAAGCGATCAGCGGACTGACGAACGTGGCGAACTCTGAAAACCCTGAAGGCCTGGCCAACGCGGAAGTGGGCTCGGCCGATGCCACGGCAAATCTTTCCAAGGCATACCTGGCCAGCAAGCAGGCGGACTGGCAAAACACTTTTGGGATCATCAAAGGCGTGGCCGGGCTGGCCAGCGCCGCGGTGCCGATGTTCGCGGGGGTGGGCGCCGGAGGCGGCGGCGGTTCAAATCCTAACTCACCGTCCGGCATTGGCGTGGGCGGTGACAGCACAGGATGGTATGACTAATGGATCCTAACGAAATCACATCAGCGATCAGCGGACTCGCGGACGCGCAGCCGGATTCTTCCGCACAGGCGCAACCCGTTCAGACTAGTGGACCGCAGGCGCCCTCGCCTGCGCAGAATACTGCTCCACCGCCCGCACAGCCTGCGCCGCAAACATCTGCGCCGGCGATGCCCACAGGTCCGCACGCGGGCCTGCGCAACATCATGCAATCGCTTTTTGAAGGCATGGACGCGTTCGCCACATCGGCTGCAACCGGAGGAGAAAAAGGCGGAGTCCAGGAAATCCAGCAGCTCAAAGCGCAACGGCAGGACATGGCGCTCAAGCAGCAAGCCAATGCAAGAGAGAACACCTCGGCAGCCGCCAACATCACGCACCTGCAGGCGCTCACCAACGCGACCATTGCGCAGACTGAAATCAATAAGATGAACGCGCCGGCAGAGCATCAGAAGCTGGTCATCGATAACCAAAAGAGCCTTTACGATCTCTACACCAACGTGCTGCACATCAATCCGCTGTTCGCGGTGCCGATCGTCCAGGGGCAGACCACGGACACGCACATGGCCGGCGTCAACGCCAAAACCAACGGCGATCTGGTGAACAACACGGTGATCCCCGTGCATGACGACAAGCCCGGAGGACCGGGCAACAGCTACGGATTTTCTTTTGACCAGCTGCGCAAGGTGAACGTGCCGGTTGACCAGGCCGCGCCGGTCCTGACTAACTTGCAAAACCAGATCGACTATGCGCGCCAGGTGCTGCCCAAGGGCGACAAAGATCCAGCGATCCAGGTGGCGCAGGGCAGGCTTGACGTGCTGAAGAAAGGCGGCCAGCTCAACGGCTACGATTTCTTTGTATTCGACAACATGGTGCAGTCGCAGATCCTGCAGCGCGTGGCCCAGCAGCAGAAGGTCACCGAATTTCAGGCAGAGCAGGCCAAAGCGAAATCAGCGCAGCAGGCCGCTGATCCACTGTTCAAGATGGAGAATGAGCCGGGCGAGATGAGCGGAGAGAAATCTTCCGCGGCGATCCCGCTGCTGCAAAACAAATTATCCGATCCAAACACCGCGCCGGCCGACAAGGTCCGTGCGTCGCGGCTGCTGGCGCAGGCCACCTCGGCGCACGCGCGTTATCTGCAAGATGTAACGGCGAAGGAGAACGCTTCGCAGCAGGCGAAGCAAGGCGATCCCAAGGGAGCTGCGCCTCTGCTGGCTTCCGGAGATCTCACGCTGGCGGACCTGAAAACCCGCGGCATGACGCCGAAGTACATTACAGATGTCATCGCGGAAACGAAGAAGCTCGATCCCAAGTACAACCCCGCGGACGAGATGGCGGCCGAGAGTGTCGCTAAATCTCCTACTCAGGTGCAGTTCTTTGGATCGGCAAATTCTCTGATCGCAAAAGGCGGGACGCTTGACCAGGTGGTGGACGCGGGATCCAAACTGCCGAATCACACACTTCCGATCTTCAACAAACTTGCCGACGCTCAGAACTATGCCACTGGACATCCAGAGGTTGCGGCGTACATGCAAACCGCACTGGGCGCGGCCGATGATTACGCCAAGGTCCTGGGCGGCGGCACGGGCACTGAGGGAATGCAGATGCACATCCTCAACGCCATGAACGCGTCGCAAAACCAGACGCAGCGCACGTCCGTGGTGGCCGCGATGAAGAATGCCGTGAATTCGCAGGTTACGGAGCGGATCGGAACAAACAAGTTCCTGATGCGCAGATACGGATACGCGCTGCAGGGGAATCAGCCGGCCGCGGCAAAGTTCGATCCTAAAACTGACTTCAAGCCGATCACACCAACACAATGACAAACGCTCAAGTTCCCATGCTCGATCAGCAGGGCAATCCCGGCATGGTCGACGCCGACAAGGTCCAGGCGGCAACCGCCAGCGGGTTCAAGCCCGCGGTAAAGATGGTTGGTCCCGATGGAGCGCCCGGTTACGTGTCGCAAGATAAGGTAGACGCGGCGCGGCAGTCGAACTTTGCCGTGGCGCCTGACCATCCTGGCGCGCAGAAGATGGTCACGCCGGACGGCAAGATCACTTACGCGCTGCCGAACGAGGTTCAGCAGTTTGAATCGTCGGGGCATACGAAGATCGCGCCGGACGGCCGTTTTGAAGTGAAGCCTCTGCCTGGGGAAGACAGCACGCAGACGATGCAGCGAGCGGTGAACGTGGGACGAGCGCTGGGTCCAGAGCAGATGCAGCGATCGATGCAAGCGGAAAAGAACTGGTGGACCAGCAAAGAAGGTTTGAAAGATGAAGCCGCGGGCGCCGTAAACGTCGGACTGACCGGCGCTGAGACTCTGGCCACACTTGCCGGCGGATCGGCGACGGCGCAGGGTGTGAAAGCCGGAGCGCAAGCCCTGGGCGAAACCGAAACCATGCAACTGATCAAATCGAGTCCGAGGCTTTACGCGGAATGGGTTTTGAAACATCCGGCGCTCAAAGAGGCGGCGCTCAAGGCGGCGGTGAAGGTTGGAACCGGAGCAGCTTCAGCGATCGGCGCGGGCGGCGCGTATGCCGCTTACAAATGGCTCACCAAACTGGACTAAAAGATCATGGATACCGAATCACCACGCACGAACGAAGAAATACTGCACGCGCTGATTGAGAAAGCCGATCCGCGCCTGATGGGCATGGTTGGCATGCAGGCGCTACACGTGCTGGCGCTGCAGATGCCGACAGAGAAATTCCAGACCTTCATCGAAGGTGCGGTCCAGCGCGGAATAAAACTCGGCAGCCAGGCTGGATTACAGCCGAAGCAAGAACAATCACCAGATCAGACCGGCATCCCCCAGCCGACACCAGCTCAATAAAGGGGGGACTTCCGTGCAACATTTTTTCTCACATATTCCCGAGGCCGTGCTTTCTGTTGTTGGCTCGGGCCTGGCGTGGCTCTTGCACAAGGCGATCAAAGAGATCCGGGCGCTTATCAAAGCTCTGGGCGAAACGCAGATCAAGTCCGAACTGGCGTATGAAGAGGTCTCGCAACGCGTGCCTGAAGTGAAAATGAAATTCGAATTCTGGAAAGCGCATCGGTGAAGACTGCGGCGCGATGGCGAAACGGATCGGCGGGAAAAGGGACTAAAGTTGTCCGGGTCCCGTGCGAAGCGTGCGGTCCCACCGGAAAAATCACGGTGGTGAATCGCGCGTTTGAGGCCGAACAGATAACGTGCCCGAGTTGCCGCGGCACAAAGCAGAGACCTGTCAACCGGTTTCCTAAGTAAGAAATCCCCACAAAACTCAATCAGGAGCACACCTATGACTGTGATCGTGCCGGCATTGTCGGCGGACCAGATCGCGTTTCTTTCTTCTGCGGCCAAGGCAGCGGGGATCGGTGGATGCATCTGGCCGGACTTCTCCGCGTGCGAAGCGGCGCTGGAAAGCGGCTTCGGAAAATCAACCCTGGCGCACGCGGATAACAACCTGTTCGGCATGAAGCAACACAAGCATCCGATTTTCGGGACCGTGACGCTGCCGACAGAAGAATTCCTGCACGGGCAATGGGTCCGCGTTTCGGCTGAGTGGGTGAAGTATCCGGACTGGTCAGATTGCTTTGCCGATCGCATGGCCACGTTGCGCCGTCTTGCTCCGGAGAAAGGCTTTGAACACTATGCCGCCGCGCTCGCCGCTCACGATGGCATAACGTTCGTCCGAGAAGTGAGCAAGAGTTGGAGCACGGATCCCAAACGCGCACAGAAAGTTATTGATATCTACGCGCGGTGGCGGCCTGCGCCAGTTGCGGCGGCGGCAGCGCAAGCCGCATGAGGACCATCACACACGCGCTTTTCGGGTTCGTCGCCGCAACAGCGTTTCTCGCGCTGATCGCGCTCACGACAGCTCTTTAGCTTTTAGCCCTTCGCTCAAAACCAAAAAAAAGGAGAAACACAAATGTCCACATCACCCGTTGGAGTTCAAGCCTCCAGCACTCTTGGAAAAGTAGCCATCGCAGGCGCTATCGCCGATGGCCTGCTTAAACCTCTTTCCGGCGCCGACGACACCAGCGCCGCTGCCCAGGGCACAGCAGCCGCGGTGGATACAGCCGCGCAGATCGCAACCGCTCTGGCGCCGCAATATGCCGGAGAGATCAAGCTGGCCGAAAGCCTTGAGCCGGTGGCTTATCACGCAGGATATGCCATTGCGCATTTTCTGCAGCACCTGTTTCATCGCACCGTGAGCCAGACGGCCGCGCCAGCCGCGCCAGTAAAAGCCTAGCTCGCCTTTTCTGAAAAATGAATAAGCCCGGAGTTTCCACGCTCCGGGCTTTTTTGTTTTGCGCAGATGCTTAAGCCTCCCGGTACACCGGGCATTCATCAGGCGTCTCGGGATCGCGCGCCATGATGGAATCGGATGGATCGATCGGCAGGCCGAAGTCGGAACCTTTAAATAGGTACGCCAAAATCTCTCCCTTGGCCGACAACAGAATATGTGTGGGCAACGGATCTGGAATAGGGCTGAGGGATAACGGCAGCTTCACGTGTCGCTCGGTGCCGTCGCGATAGATCAGTAGCGCATCCTTTTTCATCCCACCTCAATTTTAATAGCGACGGTTTTCAGGGCTGTATGCATTTCCTCTTTGCCCGCAGTTCCACGCTCCATATGCTCTCGACGCTCTGGCCCTCAGCTTGCTTTGCACACTTCAAAGGAAAGCTCTTCTGCTTTTGGGGGATGCGCGAAGGGGTCACCATGCTCTTTGGGGAAGGGAAAGATCGTGGCACCCCTTCGCATAAGCAGGCGAAGCCCGTCGGGTCACCACCGCATAACTTTTCCACAGCGAGGGTGACGGAAATCCAGGTTGTTGCTTATATCAACCTCTGGCCGTAGGCCCTCAAAGAGCTAAAAGCTTGTATCCGCTAGGGTTGACACCAGTTACCGCTCAGATTGACACCTAACTGCGGGCATGCAGGCTCATTGTGGACACATTCCTGTAGCTTATTATTGACACTCACTTAGAGGTCATGCGGCCTGGCCTGTGGAAATTTTTGGCTCACATGATCAGAATCGAAGGCGAAGCGAAAAGTGGCCACTTCTCTTTTAGCACTCTAAGCGCGAGAGTGCTAAAATGCGAATAACACGCAACTCGGAACTCGCCGGCGAGAGCACTTTATACCCGTAAACGCGAACAGCGCGGCGGGGACACAACTCTCCCGTCGCGCTGGCTTCGTCGAACCGGCCAACTGTTTACCAGGTGGATTCAATCACTCGCGTTGCAGAGGGAAAAGCACGTTGACAAGCCGCGCGTGATCATCATGGACCGCCATGCGGCGGTGCATTTCTTTCCAGTATGACTCCAGGTAGTGCTCCTGGCCTTCCCATTCGTTCAGGACCTGCTTGGACAGCGCCACGGCCCCAACCAGGTGTTGCAGTTGCTGCTCCTGCAGCTTCATGCGCTCGGCTTTCTTCACCGCGGCGTCCAGGCGGTTGCGTTCGGACTGGCACAGCTCTCTGTCCATCGTCCGATCGGGCAGGTAAATGATCTTGTGCGGCTCACGACGCACCACTTTCCCGCCCTTGGCTCCGCACTTGCACCGTTCGGAATATTCAATCTTGCAGCTAACGCACTTACGCCACGCGCGGCCCTTCACGGTGCGGATGATCATTAGCCTGGCGTAAGCATTCTCGGCCGCTCGCACCGTGGCCACGCTGCAACCCACCAACGCGCCTATCTTCCATTGCGTCCATCCGGTGAGGATCCCCGCGTGCTTGTGTACGCGGCCAGTGTCGCCGCATTTTGGGCAGCATTGCCGGCTGCCGTCCCAGACCTCATTGCAGGGATCGCAACGGCTCAGCTTTTTGCGCAGCCCAAGGTTCTCCATCTGCTGGTACACCATTCGATAGGTGTACGGCATGGGCTTGCCGGTATTGATAAAGCCGCGGCCTTCGCATTTTGGGCAGACCTTCTGGAAGATGAACCTGCGTTGTGACTTCTTCAGCCGGCACGCGCATTTTTGCAGGAAGGGAAGTTTGGGATCGAAGTTCCATCCCACCGAATAGTCAAAGCCGTTGGTGGGGACGCCGAGCCGCTTGTGCGCTTCCGGATCGAACAGGTCCGAGCCGAACTGCTGCGCCATCACGCGCGCTTCAAAAGCTGGATCTTCCTGGCGCTCGATCTTCGGCCGCAACTCTGGCGGCATGGCGTCGGCGTAACTGTTGGCTTCGCTCCAGCCGGCATTGCGCGTGATCAGCGATGCAACGTGCTTGCGCACCCTGCGAATCACGGCGATCTGGCGCTTCGCTTCATTACGGCGCTTGCGCAGGTTCCACCGAGGGTGAGACTTGATGATGCCCTTCATCAGCTCGCTTTGTTCCACGCGGCGCTGCTCGTTCCAATCCGCCGGCAGAGGACCGCAGCTCACCATCTTGCCGTCGATTTCTTGGTAGTTCTCGCACTCCATGCTGAAATCTTCCAGCATCTTGACTTTGGGTCCACCGCACTTGGGGCACGCGCCTGGAGCACGGAACATCATCCACATTTTAGTGAAGGTGGAGCGCGCAATGCCCAGACCGGCCGCCAGATCGTCTTGCAGCTTGCGGTTGACGACCGTCTCTCCCTTTTGCGCCAGGGCGCCGTAGTGCTGCATGATCCAGCGCACGGCTTTGTACTTCTTTTTGTGCGGCCCGATGTAGGCATCCACCACGCGGTCCAGTTTCTTGGAGCGCGAATGCTTGTCAACGCCGTGCTGCCAGAGTTGCGGAGGCGTGTTAGCCATTGGCCTCCTGCAGGATCGGGACATCGGGTGATCGGGTGATCAGGTGATCGGGAAGAGAGAGCGCTCTCAAAGCCCACCCCGCGATGTATTGCGCATAGCGCGGCGGGACGGCATTGCTCAGCTCAGGGCGACTCATCCAATCAATACCCATAGCCTTTTCTTTAGCCGCTTGCGTGTGCCACGGGTTTGCGCTCTTTGGTATTCCGCTCGGCCTGCCTCCGCCGACTACTGTGGAATAACCTTCCCGGGCAACAAGCCCAGGACTGATGTGACTCTCAGGAACTTCAATATAAAAATTGCATTCAAAAGCACGACGGCGAATTACTTTCAGATCAGGGAACATGGTTCCATCAAGAATGATGGGATCGATCAGAGGAGCTTGCAGCACATTCTCGATCGCATACAAACTTCTGGACGAGATCAGGCGCTCGCGGACAGAAGCTACGATATCCGGATATATTTTTCCTTTGTTTCTGAAAGGAGCTGCAGCGTGAGAGTAGTGTTGGCAGGGAGGGCTTGCCCAGATGAAATCATAGCCAGCAAGAGGAAATGTCAGCGCATCAGCCTGGATGAAGCGGAACGGGAAAAATAAACCATTGAAAGGGTATCGCGGCTGATATTCCAGATCCACGCCGGTTACATCAAATCCCGCATGATACAGGCCTACAGATGCGCCTCCAGCTTTGCAGCACAGATCAAGAGCGCGTGGCTTAGCCATGGGCCTCCATTTGCGCTTTCGCCCATGGTTCGCCTATGCTAATGGGCCTGGATGTATGGGCTACTTTGGCTACAACGAAAAGGAAAAATATTGGGCCGTGATCTGCAAAGGATGCCGCAAGATGTTTCCGTTTGCGCTGCTGCAAGCGAAGGACGGAAAGTTTTATCGCGCGACGGTTGCCCTGAAGTGTCCGCTGTGCGGAGAAAAATGGCGCTACCGGCCGCTGGAATCCATCCGCCAATCTGTTCTGGAAGGAGACACAACACCGATCACGGCGCCGCTGTTTGAGGAGTGAAGGCCTTTTAGCCATGGGCCTCCATCTCTAGCTTGACCTGATTGGACTGCTCTTTATCGGCGATCAGCAGTCCGCCGACGAACTTGCCCAGAGCAATTCCCGTGACAACGTCGCCAGCGATCCCGATCTTGATCTGGCTGCCTCCTTTTATCTTGCGGGCCTCGCGCACGTTGTCGAGCGTAGACAATCGCACATCCATGTTCCGCTCGCACATGACTTTGAGCACGTCGAAGTTACTGACCTTTTTGGAAGACTCGTTAGCCATTGGCCTCCATCTTCTTGCGGAGCTTCAGGTAGCGGACCACGTCGCCGACGGTGAGCAAGCTTGCGCGTTGCGACCTGGTCACAGCGATATCGAACTGGCGCTCCAGCTCGCGCCAGAACCAAATGCTGGAGTCATCGTCCAGAAGGGTTTCCAGCTTGTAGCCGGCAAGCACATGAGAAACGTTAGGCAGGCTTGCGGCCGCGACAACAATCTCGCGCACCTGAAGATCGATGTTGGTGGAGACATATTCTGAGGTCATGAAGCCTCCTGCGAATTTTCACCACGGAGACACGGAGGCGCGGAGGAATCTAATTGCGGTAGAGGTAGCGATCCACTGGCCCGGCATCCTTCAGCCATTCCTTCATCTTTAACAACTCGCCCTCGACTTCCTGCTTTTCCTCTGGTTTGAGATACGGCAGCACCGCTTCCAGTATCCTCACGGTTCTTTTCACGGTCAGATAATTTACTAACCTGCTCACTCCGTGCCTCCGTGTCTCCGTGGTGAAGATTGATTTCCGGATCCAAAAACTCCAACTCCATGCCGAAGCGCGTCCGGGCCTGCTCTTTGTGCCAGGCGTCGGGATAAACGGTGAAGACGATGCCCACCTGAAACAATTCCGCGACGCGGTCCACCTGGCGCTCAGACTGCATCGCGGCAAAAGTCATACGGCCGGCCGGAGGCACAGCCAGCAGCAAAGTGTGCGGGCGCGGTCGCTTCTGTGGCCAGTTTGGGAAGTGGAAGTCGATTCCGCTTCCCACGCTTGCTTCTTTCATCAACTCGCTTTCCTCGATGATCGCCTGGTCGCAATACGTCAGACTGTTAATCTGCCATGGCACGGGAGCGCGATCGCGACGGTCAAACATGGCATGAATGCCGCGCTCGATGCCGCGCAGGGGGAAGTCGTACGTCGCAAACCATTCCACCTGCAGCCAGTCCAGCGGAGAGAGCAGCAGATTGGAGCCGCGGCGCTGGTTGTACGTCTGCTGGATGTTCCAGCCAAAGCCGTGGCCAAAGCCCATCACACGCAGCAGACGCGCATGCTCCCACCATGGCGCGACGTGGATCCCGCGCAGCCTGGCGCGGAACTCGTCGCGTATGGCGGACCAGGCGAGCGTGAGAGTGTCGATGGCGGCAGCGGTCATTGAGTCTCCGTTAGGAAAAGACTCTGCTGCCACCCGATCCGCTGCCAGCCTTTGAACAACTCCGCATACAAGGCTCCGGGATAGCTGGAAATTATGACCATGCCTTGCAGTCGGTGCAGCAGCGCAGCCAGGTGCACGTGATCGTCATCGGTCATTTCATGACGATATTGGTGTTCTGGCTTTCTTCCATTGATGATCGAACGTGTGTCGATCGGGTACGGCGGGTCGACGTAATGCAGCGCATCGTGATAATCCATTTTTTCCAGAATGGTGAAGGCATCACGGTTCTCAATGACAACGCCCTGAAGGCGCTGGCAAAAGAAGGAAAGGCTCATCGGAAAATTGGCCCAATCAGATGCCGGCGTAGTACCTCTTCGGTTTGCATCCCAGCGGAAGCCAGTTTTCATCACGGAGCTTACTCGCGTGTTAAAGCCAACACGGCTGGCCTTCATCCGTGTGATTGAATCAGAGCCAAAGCCCATAAAACTGCGGATGATGGTCCGCCGCGCGCGCTCGATATCGCTTCGCGTCGACTTATAGCCCAGCTCAAACTCTTTGCGCGCGAACGGAGTGAGCCGCAGCATCCTTTCCAGGCGCGCAGCCTGGCGGGGATTTTGCAGCACGCGGAAGACGTTCACGACTTCGCCGTCGAGATCGTTATAAATTTCAGCGTATGAGCGAGGCTTGTGCATGAGCACGGACGCGCCGCCGCCAAACACTTCTGTATAAACGCGGTGGGCAGGGAAGAGCCGGACCAGCTTGGGCGCCAGACGAAACTTTCCCCCGTGGTAACGCAGGACCGGACGCGTGGGAGCGGAGTTGCTCCATGCAATGGTCATAGCACCCCCGTGAAGCGGAACTTTGGAGAATTTGGCTTTGAGCGCGAGCAGTGTTGGACGGACCAACGGATAATTGCAATCGTCGGCGCGGCACACTGCGGTGGCAAATTGGTAAAGGAAGTCGCCGGGATGGCAGGGCTCGCTTTGGTTGATGCCTTTGATCCAGCGGCGGACCTCTTCTTCATCGTCGGCGAGCGTGAAGGCCGCGATGGGCACCTGGCCGTCACTGACGGAGAGACGAAGCGTTTCCGTGAGCGCGTCCACCAGCGCGTTGAACATCTGCGCATGGCCGATTCCGTGCAGGGCGACTTGCAGATCGCCCTGCGTGACAATCTCCCCGCGGAGAAGCTTTTGGAAATCGTCCGGGTCGAGGCTGATCAGCTTCATGCTTCAGACCTCCTATAAGTTTTATAGATCGATCCGGGCTTGGGTTCGCCGTCCTCGCTGAACTCAAGATCGGCCAGAAACAGGGCGTCATCAGAAGAGCAACCCTCAGACACGGCTTCCTGAATAAAGCGTTGCCTTGTGCTGACGTAGCTCATGCGGGAACATCCATGACCGGCAGATCGGTGGATCGGGTGACAGCATCCCCTTTCAGGGAAAGTCCGTCTCTGGTGTATTCCAGATCGACGATCGCGAATGCTACATCGAAGCTCATGCCTTCGGCCATCAGATGCTCCATCCGCACGGCCTTGGGCGTTAAAATGGCAAACTGCTGTTGTCCCTTCACGTCATCACCTCCGCGTTTGGATTTTGGTTTTTGAAACCTCCCCCAGCGACCGCCACTTCCGTTGATCGCTGGAGGAGATTTACAGTCAGAAAAAATAATTGGTTGTTGTTTCTTCTAAGTTCACCTATCGCTTTCTGGCCTTGCGGCCGGTTTTTGTTACAAAAGAAAATCTTTCACCACAGAGGACACGAAGCCATTGCATGGAGCGGGGTGGGGAAGTCATAGAATTAAAGACACTCCCAATTTGTCAGCGTGTTCGCCGCAGTAATCCAGGTCCTTGCCGGGAACGTGATGCGCGCAGTTATCGCAGAGCGGCTTGTCGCAGGTGCGCTTGTGCGTGACCTGAGCTGCAGGGCTCAGCGGAAAATCACAAAGCTTGGTGGACGGCCGACCGCAGCCACACTTTTTGCGCGGCCCGCGGCCAGTGCAGAGGATCGCGGTCTTGCCGCCGACATTTACATTGAAGCAAGGGCTCATGCGAAAAAAGCCTCCTGCACTGGAATGGGCGGCTCAGGATTGGCGAGACGGCGCTGATGTTCGGCTTCCTGCTTATCGGCGCAGGGAAGGCAATGCGATTTGACGAGCTGGCCGCACGATACTTTGTGGTCAGTGAACGTCTTGCACTTGCCGCACCAGGCGCGCGCAGATTCGGTGTTCTTGGTGAAGTGCTGCATTTAGAAGGCCCTCCGGAGACAGGAGCGGACGAAAAGGAACAGCCCGAGCGCAGTGCCGGCGAAGCAGGCAGCGGAGGTAAGCCACATTTCGGCCAGGCCGCTGCCGATGCCCAGGCCGAGCGCGATCCCGGAGATGAGGGCTTGCATGATCCGGATCATCTGATGTCGCTCCGCTCCACACCGCGGCGCATCTTACGCTGGGGCAGGGAAACGACTCTAGCCGGCGGACGCTTGACCGCTTCCGCAGCCTGCAATTCCGCGCGCCACTTTTGCTCTTTGCGCGCTTCCGCGCGGCGATGCAGGACAGCCATGATCATGCAGCCGATCGCCATGCCGGCGAGAAGGCCGATAGAGAGAAAGCTGAGTTCGTACATTTAAGCGTTCCTCCAGAATTTGCGTTGGCCCCAAACTTTTTTTATGCGCCGCCACCATTGCATGGGGCCTGGTTCATCGCACGGAAGGACAGCCGGAATATTTGCCGTGAATTCCTGTCCGGCTTTCACCTGTTCAGCGCAGATGGAGCACTCGAACAAGTGGATATCAAAATCTTCCAGGTCGGCTCCGCTCAGCTCGCCGAGCAGATACTTCGCCACCAGCATGTTTTGCTCCGCGAATTGGTGGATGGTCTGTGTATCCGTCATTTCCTTCGCTTCTTTCTTACGCGCGGATGATGTTGACTTTCATGCCGGCAACTGCTTTGTAACGGCCCTTCTCTTTGGAGAGAAGAAATCCTTTTTCTGTTAAGGAACCGAATGCGCGCCCGACATTGGGCGCAAGCGTGGGCCAGCCCCGCTCCGCCAATTCCTGGACTACTTCGGAATTGATACGGTTCGCATCAAAGAACCCATCAGCGATCAGATAGGCAATGCGGCCCTCTGGCGTGGTTGTGTCCATGGTGAATTTTCCCCGCACTTCGCGGACTTCAATCTCAGGGACAGATTTAGTGAGAGCTACAACGATGCCCGGAGCTTCTTCAATGAGCCGCGCCTTGAAGGATTTATAGAGGGCCTCATTATCAAAACTTTCCTCCGGAGTAAAGGAGCGCCCGTTGCTTATGGATTCAGCGGGCTCGGAAGCACGCATTCTTGCGCCGAACGCTTCATTGTCCTGGCGATCTAACTTTTCGATGATGCCTGAGAGCCGCGCTACTTCAAGTTCCAGTTTGTCTGCACGGCGTTTTTCAGATTCAAAGCGTTCTTTCCACTCCATGTCTTTCTCCTTCGCAAACGCTTGCGCGGGTTTTTGAACACTGTGCACGTCCAGCCGGCCTGCTGCTATTGCGCTTCCAGCCTTTTCGTCCATCCAGGCCGGCTGCACGTACGTCTTTCGGATCTCGCTCCCAAAGCAGGCATAGAACTGGCCGAGCTGAAGCGTGGCCACCTGATCAGCCTTCGGCTTTTTCAGGCCTGCCGGCATGTTGGCCAGCGCGCGCTTCAACTCATTGGCTTCACGCTGCACACCGATCAGCCACACGGGACAACCGCGGAGAAGCACCTTGTCCACGCCGGCCATGTCCTGGGAATCGATCCAAACATAATTTCTGAGTCCCGCGCCTTCGCGAATCAACTTTTCCGCGACCATGTGCACGGGCGTGTTGCGACCCTGGGGAATAAACTTCCACGCCTCTGGGATTACGGTGATCACGCCATTCGCCGTTTTGTGGATGTGGTCCAGCGTGGAGCTGATGACAAGCGACTGCAATTCCTCGGGGTAACTGCGGAGATCCATCACGTTCAGCCCGTCATCGATCACCACGTTTGACGACTTGGGCAGGGAACGGATGAGCGGAACCACTTTGGCCAGGTACTCGCCCAGGAGCATGTAGAGGTCCTGGTCCATGCTGCGCTTTGATAGCGCCTGCAGCCGTTCAACATTGGCTTGAACGTCAGCAAGGGTTTTTGCTCCACGGCAAGACTTGACGATCCACGCACGCTCAAACTTCATGCGTTGCTTCATGGTGGATTCAAGAATCGATTCGACAAATTGCCAGTCCGCGCGCTCCTGAAAGAATGCCTTGATCTGATGCGCGTTAGTGAAGCTGGCTTCACCGCGCTTGGTAAGGAACGCAATCGCAGGCAGCCGGGAACGGGTGATCAGAGCTTCCAGCGCAGTCGTCTTGCCTGATTCCTGCGTCTGGCCAGTGACGGCCATGTGCCGGACAGGGATCACAACCGGGATGGAGTGACCGGGATCACCTCCAATTTCAAACCCGAGATGTACTGTGCGTGAGGTCAT